TGTCATTCTCAACATCATACTCATCGTAAAATTTCTGCCGAGAGATGGTCACCAGTTCATCATTAGTCAACGCTTCACGTAGATTTTCATCGACTAAAAACGCATCATTAGAACCAGACGTATCAGACACATTAGCTTCAAGCTGCTCATACATAGTAAAAGCCATTGGGTTTTTACCTAGCATACGAGGAACAGCTTCAGCATCCAGTGTTTTTAGTTTCTGTAAGAAAACAAAACCACGCTGAGCAACAACAGGATTATCAGACATCACCATACCGGCGACACGATTTTGTAGCCGCTTGGATACAGTACCCATACCAGCTGTATGATTAGTAACAATCTGTGCTGCGTTAGAAGATACCTGAGCAAAGTCTTGGTCTGACAAGTTAGGATCGAAGATATTCGTTGAGGGATCACCAATAATTTTATTCAACTGTTTCTGATTATAAGATTCAGTCGTAATATTACTAGGCACTCCCATGCCTAACGCGTTCCATTGGTTCACTTCTAGTTGCTGTTTAGCTAACGCTTCAGCTTTCTGACTAAACGTTTTGTTCAAACTGGAAGTGTTACTCGCATCACCATAACTATCACTAAAATCCATGATTACTTTAGCCACTTCAGCTAGTTTGGTTTCATAACCATCTTCAAACGTAATGTTATTTATCTGAGAGGTTATTCCATTAGCTGTTTGTGAAGACTGAAAAGTTTGTTGTGATTGGTATTTTGCCCAACCTTTCGTCGCTAGTTCAAATGTCTGATTAGGAAAACGTGAAGCAAATGTCTGTCTACCTTGGTTGGTATCGATAATCTCATTACCATAGATAAAGGTAGAAAACTCAGGCCACTGTCCTTTTTGTGTAGCAATATCAGCATAAGCTCCCATAACAAGTGCGGAAACTTCAGATACTTGCATATCTGGACGGATCGCTTGCATAGAAGAAAAGTCTGATAAGAACCAAGGCGTATTAAATGTAGCGCCGGGTCGTGCAGACATATTTTGTAAAAGCTCGTCAAACTGTAATTGACGAATAGCATTTACGCGGTCTTCTGCTGCCTGTGACAAATGAGGCATCACTGCACTATCAAAGCTACCCTTAATACGCTGATCTAAGAAAGGGTCGCCTGTGCCTTCGCCAAAGTTAATAGTGAAGTACTCTTCTGACTTATCAGCTAGACTATCAGCGTCAAACTCGTTGTGCTGCATTCCAACTTTTGCCAACCAATTGTTATATAACTTACTAGTAGTCGATTGGACTAGGTTGTTTTCTGTTGCTAGTTTTAGCTTGTCTCGTTCCTTTTTGTTTTCTTCAGCAACACGAAGTTGTTCAGCACGTTCAACCTGTTGTAGGTCAGACTGTGCTTGTTCAATAGTTCCGAAAAAGCCACCCAGTGCTTGACCTAGCTGACCAACAGCATTCGCTTTTGCCAAGCCACCACTCATGATGGCCTGACTGTTTTCCAAGGGAAGCTCACGACCAACTAGCTGCACTTTTTGCGTCGGCCCTACTCGTGTGTTGATCTGGGAGTTGTTACGCCCAGACCTTGTGTTACGAGAACCAGAGCCAGCATTAGATAAATCAGGCATCTAATAGCCTCCTATGAATTGTTTAAGTAATTAAACTTGTTGTTGTAATCATCTTCTTGAGCTTTACGTCTACCGATAGTACTGACACCACCGGAGATAGAGTTGATCGCGCTTGAGTTAGCACGAGCTACAGCAGCAGAACCTTGGTTATAAGCCAATGTAGTTTGGTTCAAGTAGCCTTGCTCACCAGCTCGTTTCTTTGATTGCAGTTGTTCAATCTGGTTATCACGATTCGTGTCGATACGTGCCAGATCCATGCCTGTTGTATACTCAGAGTCAATCACCAAGGCACTGCCTGAGGCAGCAGAGACACCCTGCTCCCCCATCAGAACGTTCAATGTACCTAACTCGCGGTTAGCTTGTCGGACACGATCATCCACTTCAGCATCGTAGATCTCATGTGATTCACGTTGTAATCGTGTGTTCTCAGCATAGATAAGATCTAGATTTTTAGCTTCTGCATCATAAGCGCGTTGGGTTGACTCACGAGCTACTTTCGCTTCTTGTGCCGCTCCGACTAAACCTAGTCCAGCGGATATAATAGCTGTGATACACATAGTTACTCCTGTCGAGTTGTCTCGTTGAAGAACCCTTTCCACTTCGCGCTTGTGATAGTACAAGGTAGGTGTGAGGGGTTTTGTATTGAAATAGTCGCTGTGCTGCCGTCAGATCGTACAGGTGCCGCAAAGACTCCATCACCTAGTTCAGGTGTTGTGCTAATTACGGAACCAATAACAGATCCGTTGAAGGTATAAACCTTCGGGCTACGATGTAGTGGATGAACTACTATCTGTAAGAAGGCAGACTCTTGATAGTCAAAGTAGATACGTTTTAACTGTAATCGACCTGTTGTGACTGTATCGTTATTCTGACCTTCACGTAGGAACTGTTTTGATAGCTCTACATTCATATCGTAAGGTCTACCCACAAAAGTTGGGCTATCTGAGTAGTCACCGATAACAGTAAAGTCGTTTCCACTTACAGCTGATATGTTAAGTACCCTACCTTGTTTACTCACCGGACTATCTGAGGTGTCAGTGATAGCCACTAAATCTTCATTAGTAGGGTAACCGCTAGTAAACGTTGTAAGTCCTGTAACAGAATCAAACGTACCATTAAGTAGTTGTAGGCCATCGATTCGTAGAGGATACTTAAACTTCTCAGGCTTGTTGCTTATGTTAAGAGAGCATTTCTCTATCGTAACAATAGTGTCACGTTGAAGCAGCAAGTAGAGTTCGCCTCCTATTACTTCCATGTTGAGGACAGTAGTACTAGTGTCAAATTCCCAGCGGCTCCAACTAGATTGGGCTTTCTCTTCACCATTCCAAAACGTACTGTAAGCGTATATACAATTAGCCTTTGTTGTACTGTATGCGAATATAGTTCCGCTTACTGTGTCGCCTGTCAGCTTCACAATAGGTGATGGAACGTAGCCATCAGCGTGTATAAGTACATTGTTTGCGGTGTGACCTACTGACGTATCGCTATAGTAATACTCAAACAACGCAGCGTTATCACCATTGCTAGACGCAAAGTAAAGCTCGTCCCTAAACCCTAGAGGACGACACTTAGGTTCTGACGCATACTGTGTCGATAAACCAATAGTCGTACTAGAAGGTGTTAAGGCTTGTTCTGCGGATAGTTCAAACTGAGCGGTGTCAGCTGAGCAGAATAACGCCTTACGGAAAGGCACTACAAAACGTAGCATATTGATTTGTGCGCTTGATGCTGTGCGACCAAACGGATCAGAGTCAATCACTTGTGCGACTGTCTTAGGCCAGAAGTTTGTATAGTCACTAGCTTGTGAGAAGTAGACAGTTTCGTCAGACACTAAGCCCAAACGATTACGGAAGAACGTAATGTCAGAAATCGTATGGTTAACAAAGTCAGGTGTCGGGATAATATCTTCAGCAGGGATCGGTGTCGTAGGCTCAGAGTTAGTGACACGATCCTCAGCGAATACAGTCAAGCCAACCAGATCGCCATTAGACGCATTGTCATAAACCATGCCATTAACATTGGTGGAGTCTAAACTAGAATCATCATCTACTAGCTCACCGATTGATGAAGGATAAGCGTAGATGGTAAATGTCTTAGTGTTAAACGTGCCGTCTGTGCTAGTCGCCTTAGCTGTAATATCAAAGCTTGTTTCAACTGTCACATTTAAAAGCGTCGAGTCTTTAACAGTAACAAGACCTGTTCCGGAATCAATCTCGAAACGTCCACCAGCATCATTAGTTAAGCTGTAGGTGACGTTAGGATTAACATAATAGTCTGGCTCGATTTCAGGACGATTATTGTAATCGGCAAACTCTTTGAAAGTGAATGTCCCATCCGCATTACGAACGAGAACGTGTGGCATAGTTGCAGGGTCAAAGACACCCGCACTAGACATAGTGACTGTCACTGTTTTATTCACAACGAACGTGTAGTCAGCGACAGTTGTAAACGCAAAGTCTTGCGAAGGGTCTAGTGACTGTAGGTATGTGCTGCCACTTTCGATAGTAACAGTCTTAGTGACACCTACAGAATCATAGACATCGATACTACCGCTAGTGACAAGAACCAAGTACTTCTCTGATGCATCCCTTTCATAGCCGTATAGGCCCATCAAGGAAGGACTTAACGAAAGAGTAGCTAAGTGTTGAGTACCCGGTCTTTTTGAAAAACCTCCAGACACCACAGAGAACATAGCGTTTGTGGCTTCCTGTACTTGCCCCGGTAGACGGACAGTATGAGGCTGACGGCTGACACCCTGATACATTGTTCTTAAGGTTTGTTCGACCAGTTTACCCATAGTTATCTCCCGTATAGGTTGTGATTACGTCCTAGAACCTGACGGCAATAAGCGCTATCTATTAGTGCGTTCGAGTCTTCGGCTTCGGCTTCGGCATCAAGCAACGCAGCGTAGGCTTCTTGTTCTGCACGTACAGCAAACTGGTCAGCCGCTACCGAACCTAATTCAGATTCTTGGAAACGACGCGCTGCCTTAGCAGTAATGTAAAGCTGTAGTTCAGGTGTTAGATCTTCGACATCCCGTTCCCAAATGATGTCTACAGTCAACGCATTATCAAAGGTGAACTTATGTTCTAGGATGTTATAAAGGTGTGGTTGGTTCTGATACTTACGAACAGTCACGTTGATTACTTTGTCTTTACCAACAGTATCGATTCGTAGAATGTCAGAGGATAATGGAATGGTCTTATCAACAGTTGTCGATAGAGTGTAGTTACGTTCATAGTTACATAACCACCCTTTGGCTTGTACCTCACGAGATACACGACCAAGAATACGTTCAGCAGACTCAGCATCAGGCAGGCCTGAACTTAAGGAAGATACTGGATCTTCTCCTATAGACTCTAAAATCTGGTTAACGGCATCTAGTTTAGTAAGCATATAATACTCCAGATGAAAAAAAGCCCCACCCGAAGGTGAGGCTCGTGTTCTATCTCAATAGAACGGGAACTGAATTAAGCAGTCAATTCGATAGCGCACTCTGGACGTAGAGTTCCGTGACCAGTTAGCATCTTGGCAACCAAGAAGTCTTCTAGACGACGAGTATCACGCTCAGATTCAAAACCGATGTCCATTAGCTTAACAGTAGCAACAGAGTCAGCAGTCCAGATAACACCAGTAGTGTTACTGTAGTTGTCGCGGTACTTAGAATAAACTGAGTTGTCAGCAGATTCGTCAGCGTTAGGCATGTTCAAAGACTTAACAATCTCAACACCATCAATGGTGATAGACTGTGCGCGACCTTCAACACCACCAGCACCGCTGTGACGCAAGTCAGCATCTAGTACTAAGTACTGGCCGTTGGTGTCTTTAGCGAACTTGATCTTGTTGAATGTTTCAGCAGATACAGCCATGTAACGCTTCTGTTCTTCAGGAACGCTCTGGTTGAATAACTTCAAGTTGGCTTCACGGATAGCATCGATCCAATCAGAACCAGTAGAAGCTGAACCAAGACCAGAGATGGTGTCACCACCGGGGAATACGCCTTCAGCAGGAGTACGTGCTGCTTTGATGATCTGACGGAATACGTTCTTGTCGAATACACGAGCTAACGCGCGACCCATTTGAGCAGAAAACTCAGAGCGAACGTCGAAGTGAGACAACATAGAATCGATGTCAGAGATAGCAGTGTGAGATACTAGAATGTCATCGATAGTGATGGCGATTTCGCCTGTCTCGATGTCAGTACCCATTAGCTCAGTACCGGGAGTGTGGTACTCAGCAGTTGCTTTCCAAGTCTTAGGGAATCGGAAAGAACGTTGGCCGCCGCCAACAGTTTTAACGTTATGCTTGTCAAGAGTGACAGTAGCCAAATCGAAAGCGGTCAGAACTTCACCGCCAAAAACGTCCAAGAACAAGCTGCGGTTATCAGCAGGATTGGACTGTCCGGCACCAAAACGAACTGGTGAGGACGTAACATTAGAAATAGACATGATTATACCCTGTATAAAAATAAGTAAGAAAGTGACGAATGTCGTGCCCAGAAAGGGCGTGGTGTATATATAAAGTTTTGAGACAAAGGTCCTTCCGCAAAGATTGTCCTGCGTACAGGGTCAGTGCTTAGGGTTTCTCACGAGCGCACAGAATTAACCCACATGATTTAGCCGGATCATGGCAGGGTGTTGGGTGTGCGACCGTATCGTGGCAGCCGAGGGCTAGTCAGCTGCTTAGAATGGGGGACCCCGTAGGGTCATATCGACCTTATTGATCTAGGTCGAAAGTGGAGACAGCCATCTTGTCGATAACTGTTTGACGGAATGTTGGATTAGTCTTGTATTCGGGGTTGGACATATCCTTCTTCATTTCCGCCCTGCTTCGGTAACCAGTAGAAGAGTTACCTACTTCATTGCCTAACATTAGGTTAGGTTCTGCATTTTGACCCATGCGGGCTTTTATAGCGTCAACTGCCATTTTCCAATTTGCTCCGCTTAGTGTGTCGTTATATGCAGATTTCTCTTCAGCATTTAGGTTTGCTTCAGCCCATGTGGATACTCTTTCCCACTCATCTTGACCACCGACATATTCAAGTGCAGATTTCTGCTCGGCTTCGATGCGGTACTTTAGGTTATCTACATAGGAATCGATCAGACTTTCACTGACCCCTTGTGCTATCAATGCGGCTTTCGCATCAGCACTTAGCTCACCATCTTGCTGGATTTGCTGTACAAGATCGTTTGTATCAAGACCAGCCTTATCAACTACATCCTTAGCAGTATCGTCTGCTTCGTTAGTAGCAGCTGGTTCCTTCTCACTCTCAACTGGAGGCTCTTCTTTATTACCTTGACCCATGCGGTACTCAAGTTCTTTCGCGTGGGCTTGCCAGTTATACTCACCTGTTTCAGCATTGTAGAACTTCTCCTGTCCATTCTCAGGAATGGCTGAAGGAGTAGGCTTATCTACATTATCACTTGATGGAGTACCATGACCTTCTTGGAACTTACCAGCCATTTGCTGATTGTATTCTTCAGATCCGGGTTCTGGTGTGTTTGCTTGTGTAGTCATTCATTTTCCTGTTTGTTAAGAGGGGACATTACATCCCCTGTTCAACCATTTGTTGAGCTAAGGCTTGGCCACCAGCTTGCGCTGCCGCACCGATACCTTGTTCAGCTTGTCTAGCCTGTCGTTGCTGTTGTACTTCTTCTGTTGTATTAACAGCATCTTCTAAGGACAAACCATTAAACGCTTTACCAAGCAGCTTCTCCCAGCGAACATAATCCAACACTTCTTGTGGTAGACCTTGTAAGAACTGTAGAGCTGAGCCAACACGTTGTACGTCTTGCTCACGACCTAACGATTCAAGACCTGTCAGTACAGTTGGTTCAACTACACCTTCTGGCCATTCAGGAAGTTTACGTTGGGCTTGCATCTGTTTGATTAGGCGACGAAGACGGGCTGACTGCATCTCACGAGATAGCATTGAGAATGCGCCACCAAGAGAACCTTCTAGCTCTTCAGCCATCATCTTCAACTCATAAGCTGTTACTCGCTCACCATCTCGTTGTACGGAAGAGGACATTAAGAACGCAGCTGCGATCTCTTGTTTCTTCTCAGCAAGTTCTGCCTTAGCGACTTGTAGTCCGGGTGTATTCTGATACCCCAGCATGGCAATATCTTCGGGATTACCAACTACATAGTCACCATTGTCAGCACCAGCTAAACGTCTACGTAGGTTGAGACCTCCAGCAGCATTAGGGCGGATCATCGTTACGTTGCGTGATGCCATTGCAGCACCATCAAGCATGGCCTTAGATAAGCCATCAACAGCGTTAAGATCACCTAAGTGTTCTTCACATTTGCCTCGGCCATAATCTTCACCGATTACCGAAGTCCAACGTAATGCGTTGAACGGACAAATATCATAGAACCCTTTAGAGTTAGGAACAGTCTTACCTGCTATCTCTTGTAATACTTCGTAACGACCATCTTTTTGTAACTTACAATGCGTATAGATAGGCACACGCTGGGAAGGCTGATCGTCTGTACCGATTAAGGAACGGACAGCTTCAGGTAAGTTTGTCGGTGAGAAGTACTCTTCGATGATTACCTCGGTTACTTCGCCTGTCATGTCACGCACAACAACATATTGGTCTAATCGAAAGACACGGATGCGGTTATCAGGAAGTACCTGTTCTAAGGCGTTACCTGTTGTAATAAGGTATTGAAGAGTTAAGTGAGTCGGCTGCCGCCACTGCTTGCGCTCAATCTCTGCACTTATCGCTTTTTCAGACAGAGCTAAACCACGTTCGGTTTCTTGGTCTGTCTCCATCTGTCCTTCTTGTATTAGAATCTCAGATGGGATTTGCAAACGAAAAGAACTAAGACCCGGAGGGTACATAGCAATCATTAGTCGAGAAGCTAAGCTTACGACAGCCCTAGCTCCTAAGCCTTGATAAGGCGCGGGTAACATAGAGTGAGCGTTATGCCCTTGTGGAGGCAATAGTGCCGGAATGGTGATCGCTGAACATTCACGAGCGCGTTTAAGGAATGGCTCTCTACGACTCTTTAAGGATTCGTAACGTCCTTGCGTTGTGTCAGTCATGGAGGCTCCTTATAAACTTAAACCACTGCCACCATCTTTGCCCGGACCAGTACCATATCCACCTAGCTTTAAACGAAAGGCCTTACGATCTTTTCGCTTAGCGTTTTGTTCGGAAGATTTAAACGCAGCCTGCTCAGCCTTACGCTGTTCTTTGGACTTAGCTTCGGTAGGTTTTTGGAGTGGTGCCTTGGGTGGCTCTTTAGGTGGTGGAGGGGGAGTAGGAGAAGAGAAACACATTATTTGCTCTCCTCTTTTTCTTTCTTAGGTTTTTTGTCAACCTTAGGGGTAGGTACTTTTTTGGCCTCTACCTTAACATTGCGTTGGTGTTTTATATTACCCATGTTTATTAACCTTTGTATATTGGTGACCCGAATGAGAATAACCAGCGGCTTCAAATAGCTTGCAAGTCTCTTGGACATAGATACCTGTCGTAACACCTAGATTGATGCGAACAGCATTAACAGACTCAGCCCATTTTTCGTATTCACGAATCATACGTAAAGCGACGAGAGAGCCTCGTTTTTCTGGAGTAACATAAAGAAACAAATCGCACGTTGTGATAGCTGGACCAAAGAACTCTTCGACAGCGACAGCGCCCATCATTCCGATGATTTCATCATCACGCTCAGCTACGAACACAGCGTATTTATCAGGCGTTGTTATAGAAGCCCATCCTAGCATCTCAAGTTTTTTAACATCGAGGGGAAGCTTCCCGTAAACAGGGCTTTCTCTGTGCATCATAATTGCTAGGCACATTAATGTTACGAAGTCGGCATCAGTGGCGCGACGAATCAGAGTCGAACTCATCTTGCTCCTCCTGCCATACTTTTAGTTCGTCAATCAGTTCCCGCATTCCGGCATAGCGTTGTGCTGAACTTTCAGACTCACCGAAGGCAATACAACGATGAGGGTAGTGTTCGTCTAACAGAATTATCAAGTCTTTAGAAGCGAATGGTAATTCAATAAAATCTATTTTTTCGTCCATAAAATATAGTACCTCTGGCATGAGCGCCGACAATTGACATAAAAAATACGCTGAAGGCGGGGAAAGTTCCGACAGCGTATAAGGGGACTAACGAGGAATAATCTCTACAGCTACTGATTCTGCTGGGTTTGCGGAGGGTTAGAGCTTTTAGCACTACTATCATTTGTAGGCTTTACACTCTTTGATTCCGACTTTTTAAAGATGGCATCATAGTTTTCTGCATACTTGTCCGTAGTGATGCGACTTTTTATGAAGTCACCTGTAATGCTATTTTTAGTTGCCATTACTTACTCCGTTAATGCAGACCAACTATCAGGGAACAAAGGCTTTATTAGCCTGTCTACCTGTCTAGCTAAATCTTGTATTTCTATTTGAGCGTGTTCGTCCTTACGTTGGTTGACCATCCGGGCAAACGCAGCTAACGAACCTGTGACGTAATAAGACGTATACATAGACTGAGGCAGAACCATTCGTGCTTGCTCAGGTGCTACTCCGCTTTCGAGCATACCTTCATACATTTCAAGCAGTGTTTGACAAGCTTCCTGATACAACCAATTAAACTGGTTCTGACTCTCAACGTCTGCACCACTGCCCTGCTTCACGCTACCTTCAGGACGCGAACGCCAAGACTCAGGTGTGTAGAACTGAGGCGTGTCGTCTACATAACGACGACTGACTTCGTTACGTGTGAACCCAACGATGTGCTTGAACTCTTGTCTAGCTACAAAGATAGGCACTGTATAACGCAGGGTAATCTGTGGATGACTAAATGGTGTCCAGTGTTTATGTTTGGCGAGATAGTTAATGAGCCTTGCATCCTTAGTACCAAGCTCGTCGGATTCTTTAGCGAAACTGACTCGTGCCGAATTGACCACTGTTAAGTCGGAACCCATGTGATCTATATATTCTGCTTTCACTTAACTTTCTCCAAAATCAAAACACGTTCTGAAAAGAACACCATCTTCTCTGCGTCATACAAACTGTTGTTGCCTTTCTTCACACGCCCTTGGCGTTGTGCAGCTCTTCGCCATATAGCCTTGAACACGTTAGCTTCAGCGAATGTCATATCTAAGGATTCGATAATGTCATTACATTCAGCTTTATAAGGATCAGGTGCTGTCGTGGGTGACTTAACATTGACCACGTAATAGCTAGAGCTGCCGCCTGTATGTTCTTCTACAGACTTAGCGTTATACATGCGACAGGCTGGGCAAAACTCTGGGGAAATTCCCATCGTTTCACCGCAGTGTGTGCAATCATAATGCGACATTAGTAGCCTCCGCTAACGCCAATTTTCTCTGCGACCAGAGCGCTATACGAACTAGATCCTCAGGTGTACAGTTTGACTTCATTCGGTTTGCTTTCATGGAGATAACAGCAACGTTATCTTTGACATAACCAAGCTCAGGGGAGAGTCTGTCTAGTGTCGCACTGTTAGGATCGCCACCGCCTTTTTCAGAGGCAACCATGTTAATGCCAAGCACAGGACACGTTTCAGGTATATTGATGTCATCGGTTGTAAGATCAAACGGAACGCCTGATTGCTTACTGCGATAACGCGCAGTGTTTATCATGTACTGCTTGTGAAGCTTACTTCCATACGCATATGTTTTTGCCATTCTTAAAGTCCTTCATGTGTAAATGCTTTTATCCACATCGCACAGGCATCGGAACGTACAATGTCGTTGAGGCCAAATTCGATAACAGGCACAGGCAACCCTTGGGTTTTAACCATGCGTATTACTTTTTCAAGTCCGGATGTTTGTTTAATATCACGCTGTCTAACGTCACCATTGACGACAACAGTCGAGTTCTTACCGATACGCGATAAGAACATTTTCATTTCTTCAGGAGTTGTATTCTGGGCTTCGTCTAAGATGATAAAGGCCTTATCGAAAGTACGGCCTCGCATGACTTCAAAGGGTACAATCTCAATGGCCTTATGTTTTAACGCTAAGTCGTAGGCTCCACCACCAAGACGTTTACGAATAACGTCAGTGAAAGGCACAACCCAAGGTCCAATCTTTTCTTCTAGCGTACCGGGAAAGAACCCTAGTGATTTAGATTGGGTAACGTTAGGACGCGTTAAGACGATCTTGTCGATCTGACCTAAGCGGTATAAGTCAGATGCTACTGTCGAAGCTATATAGGTCTTACCTGTCCCAGCTGGGCCAAGAACGATAGTCTGATTAGCAGTCATTAATGCCGCAATGTAATCAGCTTGGTTATCGTTCTGGGGTCTCAGCGGAGGGACAGCGTGGCGCTTGTCATCTAGAAATTTATCTTTTACTTCACGTTTACTTTTAGCTTTACGTTCTTTTCGCGCCACGCTTTACCACCCCCACTCATCGCCTGACATTCCGTCAGCTGAATAATCTGTCACACGACCTTCAAAGAAGTTCTTAAAACTGTCGCCACTTAAAATCCAATCAAGCCAAGGCAAGGGGTTCTCCTCAATGTTGAAGTTAGGTTTCAGTCCTAGATTTATTAATCGCCTGTCAGCGATGTATCTGATGTAGGCTTTGATTTCGTCTTTCGTAATACCTTTGCAATCTCCCAGTGCAAAAGCCAGATCGATAACTTTATCCTCCAGTTCCACAGCTGTTCGGTACATTTGGTATATAGAGTGCTTAAACTCATCATTAATTAACTCCGGGTTTTCGTTTACAAACACGCGAAACAATTCAGTCATTCCGTCAACGTGCATTGTTTCATCACGTATCGACCACTCAACTATTTCGCACATGCCCTTAAGCTTTCCAAAACGTTGGAAGTTAAGCAGCATGACGAATGCTGAAAACAAAGACATACCTTCATTACACACAGTCTGTGCGATAGATAAGGCAAGTCCTTTCTTGGTAGATACATCAAAGTTCTGCATGAACTCGATCTTCGTGTTCATCTCTTGGTACTCAAGAAACGCAGAGTATTCAGTCTCAGGCAGACCTAACGTGTCATTCAGAAACGCATAAGCCCGCATATGAATCGTCTCGCGTTGTGCGAAGGACAGCATCATCATGCGGGCTTCATTGTTTTTAATGTGAGGTAGGAAGACATCGACGTAAGAACCACCGACGACCACATCCGATTGTGTAAACAACCGGAGGATCTGAACAATAAATTCTTTCTCTTGGGCAGAGATCTTACCTGACTTCCATTGGTTAACGTCTTCCATCAGGGAGGCTTCCCACTCTCCCCAATGGATCTTGTCATGCTCGATAGCACGATTAACAAAGTTGGGATACTTAAAAGGTTTATAGGCGACCGATTCGGTTAATAAACTCATGATTATCCTTGGCAAGAAAGACACTCATCATCATCTTCGTAGTCCTTCAAGGCTACGCGTGTAGCTTTAATGGACACAGTGTCAGCTTTCGCGCCGGCACTAGTACGAAGGTAATAGAGTCCCTTTAGTTTTTTGTTAAATGCACGAAGATGGACTTCGTTGACATACGACTTGTCTGTTCCTGCTGGGAAGAACAGATTGACTGATTGTCCTTGACAGATGAAAGGCTGACGCGAGGCTGCGTGGTCTACAATCCAGCGTTGGTCAAGTTCAAACGCTGTCTTAAAGACTTCTTTATGCCAATCGCTTAGCCAATCTAAATGCTGGACGGAGCCATCGTTTAGAATGATTGACTTCCACTGCTCTTCAAGCCACTCCTCGTCTGCGTTGTACTCATTAAGTACAGCGTCAAGGTGACGATTCTTAATTAAATGAGAACCAACACGAGTTCGGTGAGTGTAAGCGTTTGACTTCCAAGGCTCTATCGATGGAGAGCATCCTGCAAGTATGGAACTGTTTGCATTCGGTGCGATAGCTAATAGATGAGAGTTACGCACACCTTCGACATCAGGGCAGCTGCCGCGTTCTTCTGCAAGATAGAAAGTCTGGGCTTTTGCTTGTGATTTAATGTGTGCAAACATATTGCGGTTAAGGGTTTCAGCGATAGCCGATTCCCACGGAACTTCACGACTTTGCAAATAGCTATGGAACCCCATTGCACCTAGACCGATACTACGTTCTTGTGTCGCACTGAATACCGCACGACGAAGTTCTTTCGGTGCGTACTCAATGAAGAAGCTTAAGACGTTATCAAGCATGGTGATAAGGTCAGCAATCATCGTTGTATCTTTCCAATCGTCGTAATATTCCAGATTGACACTCGACAAGCAGCAGACAGCCGTTCGGTCTTCTGACGTTGGTAGATGGATTTCATTGCAGAGATTAGATCCGTGAATCTTTAAACCTTTGTCCAGCATAGCTGGCGGCAGATTACGATTCGCCTCATCGATAAAGTTTAGATAAGGTTCGCCTGTACGGAACCGGGTCTCAAGCAGACGTTGCCATAAAGTACGTGCAGATACAGACTCCCTAACAGTGTTATCGTCAGGGTCAATAAGATCCCACTCAGTGCCTTGTGTAACAGCTTCCATAAAAGCATCACTAATGTTTACAGCATTGTGAATGTTGAAAGCCTTACGATCAGGGTCACCACCTGTAGGTACACGTATATTGATAAACTCAATAATGTCAGGATGGCTTATATCCATGTAGGCAGCATAGCTACCCTTACGTGTCGTACCTTGGCGGTACGCAGTCATGTCAGCATCGACAGTCTTTAAGAAAGGTATTGGGCTAGGAGCAACATCACTAGTGCTACGAACGTGACTCCAATGACCGCCCACTCCACCACCTTTAACAGATAACCATCTGAGTTCGGTAGAGTGTCCGATAAGACCATGAAGACTGTCAGGCACATAACTAAGGAAACAGCTAATAGGTAGTCCACGTACTTTTTCTCCTTGCGCTGGGGCATTCGATAAAATAGGTGACGAGAACATGAACCAGCTTTTACTGGCGTAGTCATAGATGCGTTGTGCTAGGTCATAGTCAGACTTACAAAAAGCCAATGCGGCTCGTGCAAACGCGTCTTGTGGGTCTTCCCCATCACGACAATAGTAGTCTTGAATCAACGTCCGTGACTGATCTGACATAGAGTCAGTACGTGAGTAATCAATAGTAATGGTCATTTAACCAAGCCTCCACCTGTGCTTTATCTTTGAAGCCATCTAACCTTGATCCGTTCTCGTCGTTTATAAGAACAGGAACACTACGAATCCGATTAGCAATCGCTCGGTCAACATCCTCGTTTACATTTACTTCTACATAGTCAACACGCTTTTCATCAAGCACAGCTGACAACGCTTTACATGGCTGGCAGCTTGGGGTGTAGAACTTTAATAACATTGATTAGTCATCCTTCTTATCCTCATCTTCTTCTGTAATAATAATTGTGGGATTCATAAACATATCGAACAGGTAGAGTCCGAACAGTGTGGCGAATGCCCACGTTATGGCTTGCACCAGATCTCCTAGTGCGTTAAAAAAGTGTTCCATCATGTTCCCCTTCAAGATCTAACCAATCACCACCAGAAGGCGACCATAGCTTGATACGATGGTTGTCCTGATCGTAGTCTTCACTACGGAGGATCCTAGCCATACGTGCATTAAGCAGAGCCTCTTCATGCGATTGGTCTTTCTGTTCGTATAAATCCAACACGGCTTGCCACATAGCACCAAGGGTTGAGCATTCGGCTAAGGCCTTCTCTGCTTTCTTTGGTCCAATGCCTTTGGCACCAGCGTAGCCATCAGTCTTATCGCCTGTCAGTGTCTGTATCATCCACATATAGTCGGCAGAAAACGGACGAATAACTTGCGGCCTCTTATACTTGCCGGGGTTAAACAGCTTGCAAGGCACAGTTAGTAAGTCCTTATCGATAGTTACAACAACGGAGCCTTTCAGCTTGGCTGTTGTTCCGTGAATACCCATCACATCGTCAGCCTCTAGACCTTCGATGCGAGATACCTTGTAGTTATCTTCAAGGTGCTTGATGACTTTCTTATAGGCAGTAGGTTTGTCTACACCCTTTCGATTCATCTTGTATTCTGGATTGATTACCTTACGGAAGTTGCCTCCATTGGTAGGGGACAGACAGATAATAGCTTTCTTGCAGCGGGATCCATGGAGCCATTGCTTAATCAAGGTGTCTGCATTACGACAAGCCTTACGACTATCAACAACAACTTCGTCATCCCATGTTTCTTGTGCAGCTACTGCGCTGCGAAAGGCAACAATGTCGCCATCCATAAGTGCGTACATTTAGTGGGTATCCTTCCAGTTATCGCCAATGTCATAAGCACCAGCTAGTTCACATTTGATGTTTAGGTTTTCACCCGCTTCTTTAATCGACTGAGCAAACAGCTTTCCAATATCTTCGGCATACTGAGGACGCACGGACATTTGCACTTCGTCATGCACGTTAGCGCAGTAGTTGAAGTTAGATGGATAGAATGTTTCTGGATCGACATGACCTTTAGCCACGCATAGGTTGAAATGAAAGTGAGCTAATGCTTCCTTCATAACCACTGCCCCATCAGACTGGAGCAAACTGTTTAATGAGCTATGTTCGCTATCAGAAATAATGGCTCTACCATCCGCTGATTTAAGGAAACCTTGCTCTCGTGTTCGCTTTTTGCATAGATCAGTCAGCTTATCTAAGCCTTTGATACCCTTCGCCAAGTCATCACGAATGCGCTTTCCTATTGCAGCAAGCTTGCCCTTCTTAACAACACCATGTTTCTTCCAAGCAGATACATAGATTTGCCCAAGGTTAGGGTTACCTGAGCCATAGAGAGTAGCGTAAATTAGGGTTTTCGAGCTGTCTCTGTCAGGCATACCAGCCGCTTTCATGGTACGACTATGAGCATCAGTACCCTTAGTCTTGTCGCCGTAGATAACAGCCTTGGCATAAGCGCCTTTGTCCCAGTGGTATAACCTATTAGCTAAGCCTCGAAGTTCTAGACCTTCAGCATCACAGCCAACAAGCTTATCGCCTGTGTTAGCTGTCCAGACTTCACGCATCCGAAGATCCTTCTTGTCCACCTGTGCAACGTTAGGTGAGAAGTGAGACATACGATGTGTCCTTGCACCTACTTGATTGACGCGGCCATGTATACGTCCGTCTTTCTCAAGCTTTAACCACGCGTTAGATCCTTCCGATACCTGACCTAGCTGTTTACTGATTCGTAAGTAACGACTCAGAGCTTCAGCCTCAGGGTAGATAAGATTCTTTAACGTGCTTTCATCGATGCAGGGTGATCCTGTTGGAGTGAACTTAGTCGGCTCCCAATCACTGTGGGCTTTGCTAATGCGATAGACACATTGTGGACGCGAACCCGGATTGAATGGTTGTACGATTACCTTGGTATAAGGTACACCCTTGACCACACCTCGGTTCTTATTACCAACCTTAGGTACAGTAGGCTCACCTATCTTCCAAGCTCGACGTTTCCAATCCCATGTTCCTTTCTCAGGGACAATGACCGGAGGAAACACTTCTTTTAAATTACGTTCGATGTCAAACTTCTCGCCTGACAATTCAATGTAAAGCGAGTTCAGTTTTTCCATGTCCAGCTTAAAGCCGTGCTGCTCCTGAAGGTGGAGACAGAACGCGACCTTGTGTTCCAGATTGATAGCGGGTCGCCAATCAACTTGCTTGTTTTTAAACCAGCCTTTC